GTCCTCTTTAATTAGTCTACGACTAAAGTCTTATAGAATATTTTCTACTTCAACTTTTCTGTAGTAGAAGTTTGAACCAGCAGAAGCTAGACCAGAACTTGGAGTCGAACCTACGAATGGATTTGAAATCATTCCATATCGAGTTTTGAAACCAATTTTTGGTTGGAATGTATTCTCACCAACTGCACGAACCATTTGTAATGGAACATACGGGCAATAGAATACACCAGCATCATAAGGGTTTGAACCTCTATAACCTACAGTCATGTAACCTTCGTTACTATGACCACTAACTGGGTCAAGAGTGTAATATGGGTCAATATAAACTTTATATTTACCATTTAGAACACCTACGAATGTGTTACCAGCATCATCAACTGATAATTCAGTGTTAAGAGCTGGAGCATAGTCAAGCATTCCTGCCATTGACAATGCAGAAGCGACATCAGAAGAACAAAGGATAAAGTTACCTTTTCCTCTTCTTGATTCTCTTGCGATTACATTAGCATCTCTTTCGATTTGGAAGAGCATACCTTTGAACTTCTCAACAGACCATCTACCAGATGAATCGACATCTAAGTCGAATCTACCAGCATTAGCAACACCAGTTTGAGCACCAGCTTTTGCTTGGATGTTAACAGTTCTTACAACTTCTCTGTTGATTTCCGCAAGGATTTCAGCAGATAAGATATTTGCAAGTTCTGTTTCTGCATCTAGACCATGAATTGCTTTAAGGTCTTGTGCAAGTTCTATTGTGTATTCAGCTTTAAGAGCTCTTGACTTAGCAGTTACAGTTGCTTTCTCAATAGTGAAAGCCATTGATGCAAAAGGATTTGATGATTCAACATCACCTAATGCTTCACCTTCTGCTGTAGTCATACCAGTACCAGTTGCATAAGTAGCTGCATCCCCAAATGGGTCTGTACCTGCTTGTGTTCCTGAGCCTGAGAAATCAGTATCAGCTTCGTTGAATAATGCCTCGGACATAGCAAGTCTTGAAGTATTATCGTTATATCTAGCCTTCATACAGAATACTAATCCTGTAGGGCCAGTCATTGGTTGCACACCACAAATATCGTATGCAATCAAATTGGGTAGAGACCTTCTAACTAATGAGATAAGAATAGGATTCCAATTTGCAATCCCAGAACCATCAGAACCAACAGCAGCGTTAACTGGTGATGCTTCGGTTAATCCTTGTATTCCATTCTCTTCATTAAAGGCTCTTTCTTGGTTCTCTAGAACCACAGAAGTTACAGCTTTTTTGTAAGGGTCACTGATTTCTGGTAAATCTGGATGACTTAATACTGGCTGCCACTTCTCTTGTAAAGTTTCTGACATAAACATTTTATGTTTCTCCCTTTATTTAATTTAAAGTGTTAATATTTAAAATTGACTTACTAACTATATTTGTTAGGGTCAACTTTTCCTAATGCGGCAGAATATGCAGCCATACTTGGGTTGAGAACTCTGTTCTCAGTCGAAGTATTTTCATCGCTATCACTAACCACTTCTTCATCTAACTGTAGCTTCTCTTTTGAGTCACTAAAATAAGATTCTTTGATTGTTTGAACATTCTGAGCAAAATCTTCATCTTGGTCTAAATCTTCAATCAACTTTGTAAGTTTCTCGACTTCACTTGTAGTTAAGTCACTTGAAACTTCTGAAACCACTTGTGTTCTAACAAGTTCATCTCTTTCTTGAGATAAATCGATATTTTTTGAAACTTCTTCATTTAGTTTAGCTTCTACTTCTTCGATTTTACTTGCAAGTTCATCGACAACATCTAATTTGTCATCTGGAACTTCGACATAATGGTCTTCAAATAATGATTTAAGTCCTTGTATAAAGTTTTCTGTTAACTCAGACTTTAATCCTCTTTCGATTGCAAGTTCGTTTTCTTTAACCCACTCTTCTGCAACATAACCTAAGAAAGAGTCAACTTTAGTGACTAACTCATCTTTGATTTCTTCTGATATTGCAACGACCTCTTCTCTCTTTTGAGATTCAAGTTC